AAGATCTATTGAAAAAATAAATTCGATTTATGATTCTATTACAAAAGATACATATGGCATGATTATCTTTCAAGAACAATTTTTAAAATTAATAAGTAATTATGTTTCGCCAGAAGAAGCATATAAATTAATGAAAGATAAAGATCATAAATATATAAATATTATATATAAAATTATAAAAGAAACTGGATTTAAAAAACTTAAAGATATTTATTATGATGCAACAAAATATTCATACAACAAATCTCATGCCGTTGCTTATGCATATTTAACTTATATCGGCGCATATTTAAGATATTATTATCCAGATTATTATAATAAAAATTATGAATCGGAAAATTTATTTAAAAATCAAATGGAATATATTTATTTAACTATTAGTAGTGAATATGAAACTAAAATAGAAAATAATAAAATTATTCTTGGATTTGATAAAATTCTTACAGAAAAAGAATATATATTATTAAAACAAATGAATAATAAAAATTTCTTTAAAATATTAAATAAAATACATACTAAAAAAGTAATAAAACTAATTAAATTAAATATTTTTGAATCTATAATTAATTTAAATAATGTTGATTTATTTAATTATTATATGGAATTAAAAAATAGTAAAACACGAATTAGTTCTATAAACGTGGATAAGGAGCAGGAATTAATTGCTATTTAATGATTTATTAAATGAATATAATAAAATATTTGCTATTAATTTTAATGAATTAAAAATAAATACATCTTCTATAGATATTAGAGAATTAAATTCAGAAATATATGCTAAAATTATTTTTGCATATTATATTATTGAATATCTTGGGTATGATATCGATATTTTTAAAAAACAAAAAATATTTATAGAATATGCATCTGCTAATTTTAAAATCAATGAAAAAATATTAAATGAATTCATAGATTTAATGCAGCCTTATAAAAATAATTTTGAATTTAAAAGTAAATTAAATTATCTTTATAAAAAAATAAATAATTCTAATGTTGAATATTATGCATTCTGGAATACTTTATATTGGAAAATTCTATTATTTTTTAGAAAAATAGACAGTAATATTCCTAATTTAAGAAAATATATTAATTTTAAAGAACTAAATATATTAGAAAATCCATTTGATGTTCTTCAAAATTACGAACATATAGCATTCGATATAGAAAATAATGAAGATTTAAAGTTATATTATAATATATATTTAAAAAACAATAAAATATTTATATATGATGATGATAGAACTCGTCAACAATATTTATACGATGGAAATATTTTAGAAAATATTGTGCAAAGAAATCGTTTTAAAGATTACAATGTTTATACTGTTCTAAATTTACAGCCAAATCATTATTATAATTATAAATTTGAAATAATTTATTCTAGTGACTTAATGAAAAAAAGTTCTAATTATATTGTTTTATTAAGTAATATTTTTACAGTAAATAATGGTCAATGTATTTTATCGGCTGATAATTATAGTTTATATAAATTTAAATATAATGAACTTCCAGCTATAGAAAATAAATTATTGTTTGAAAATAAAAAAGTTAACCATAAAAATATTATTAACGATAATGATATTATTGTCGATATAAATTTAAATTATAACAAACTTGATTCTTCTAATTTTAAATCTATTTTACCTATTACTAAAAAATATATTCCTTTATATTTATTAAACGATAAACTTAATTGTAGAATTGATAATTCTTATATTAAAGGATCTTATCGTATAAAAGAAAAATATATTAGAAAAGATAACAATATATTTATTAGAAAAAATATTGTTCATCCTAGAATTAATTATTTGAATAAATCAGGAGAGGGATATTTTTAATGAATATCAATATTTCTTATGTTAAAAAAAATGCTGAACAAATTCCTTGTACTTATAAAGATACGAGAGATAATAAAAATTTAATTAATAAAAATTGTTTCTTATATAAAAATGAAGATATTTTTTTATTGTTTGAAATAAAAAATACGACAAAATTTGAATTTGAAAATTTTTGTAAAGCATTTAAAAAAAATGGATTAAATACTGGAAATTATAATAAAACTTCTCTTCATAGTTATAATCATTCATTAAATTTTATTGGTTCAGAACATACAAAAAATGTAGCGAAATTCTTTAATCATAATTATAATAGTAAAATAAGTTATTTTACACATTATAAAGATAAAACTGGATATATAATTTGTTTAAATACTTCTAATAATATAATTCATTTAGATTATTCAGATGAATTAGATTATAAAATTATTAATGACAATTATGAATTAATCTATTCTTGTTTTTATAATTTATTAAAGAAAAATGATTTATTTTTAAATAAAGAATTAATTAATTTGTTCTTTCAAGAACAAAATTCTTTATCTGTTTCTAAATTTCCAGAACATAATTTAACTGTAATTAAACTTCCTGGCTATGATGAATATTCTAAATTTTTACGAGATTATATTAGCTCTGTAAAATGTGATTTATGTATTAAAAATTATCAGGATCAGAATGTCGATATAAATACTTTTATTACAGAAAATATTTCTGAATTTTCTCAAGCATTAAACGATGTAACTGATATTACATTTAACCCAGAAAATGGATATGACAAAGAAGTTCAGAAATATGTAGATTATTTATCTTATAAACGAGATTTTAATTTATATACTAATCAAAAAAATATTATTAATGGATTAACAAGATATCTTAAGAAAAATAAAACAGGATTCTTAATTTCAGAACCAGGTACTGGCAAAACTGTAATGTCAATTAGCGTAGCTAATTTATATAAACCTGGCAAAAATAAAAATATTTTTGTTTTATGCCCGCCTCATTTAAATGAAAAATGGTTCAAAGATATTAATATTTTATCTCCTGGTTCTAAAATATTTGTATGTGATAGCGTTGAAGATTATATAAACAATATTGAACCTGAAATATCTAAACATTTATCTAACAATTTTATTTTAATTAATCCTAAAGTAATTAGACATAATTATCATATTTATTATGATGTTCCTTATGACAAAATAAAATTATATAAAAGATTAAAAATAAATAAATATAATTTAGATAAACAATCTGTTTCTACTTATTTTCGTAATTATACTGGACAATTAGTAAATTGTAATGCTACTTTTTATATGTATTATGAAGATAAAATTTATAAAGGAGCATATAAACAAATAAAGTGTCCTGTATTGTATACTAATCTTTATTTAGATAATGATAAAAAATTTGAAAAAGAATGGAATATTCCTAGATCTGTTTTATATAATCAAAATATATTTGAATTAGAAAATCTTAAAGAAGAACGTTATGAAGCTAAAAACTTTGTAAGCCTAGACTGGTATATTCAACGTAAAGGTCGACATAATGTCGATTTCTTTATTATTGATGAAATGCATGAGTTTTTAAGTGATAGTATGCAAAGTCAAGGTGCACAAAGGATTGCTAGTTGTGCTAAAAAAGTTTTGGGTTTAACCGGGACTTTATTTAATGGCTATACTGATAATATTTTTTATGCATATCGTAATTTCTTTCCTTCCAAAATTTTTAAACTTGAAGGTAAAAGAACTAATGTTAATAAAGGAATATTTAAAAATAAATATGGTATGATCGAAACTCAATATGTAAAATATTCCGGTACTACTGAAGAAGATTTAAATACTTATAGTGAATTAAAAACTTTTGGTAATAATGATTTATATGGTTATGACGAAGAGAGTAAGTCGATGAGAGTTGCTTATTTTGATCGTAATAAACATGTACCTGGTATTAATCCTAATATTTTTACTGATTTATTGGGCGATAATTCTATATTTATGAATATGGACGATATTAGTTCAGAATTGCCTAAATTAACAGAAACTATTATTTCTTGTAATCTCGATAATAGAATTTTGGATCAATATAATAAATATATTGAAGAAATTAAAGGTTTAAATATTCCGTCTATTGCTAAATATGCTGCTATTAATAGATTGGCAGCATGGGTGGATAACCCTTCTAGGACTAATGGTGAATATTTTAATTTAAATTCTTGTGATTATAATTCTAATAATAAACTCGAAGAACTTATTAAAATAGCTAAACATCATGACAATGAATGCGTATTAATTTATACATATTTTGATGAAACAAATATGGTAAACGATAAAATTTTAAGACGTCTCGAAGAAGAAGGCATCAAAACAAATATTTTACCTAAGTCTATTAAAGCTGATAAACGTATTCAATGGTTTGAAAAACAAAAAGAAGCCGGTATACGCGCAGTAATTTGTAATCCATCAGCTGTTCAAACAGGTTTAGATCTATTAGATTTTACAACAATTGTTTTTTATGAACTCGATTCACGATTCTTCACATTAAGACAGGCTTCTCGAAGAAGTTATCGATTAAATCAAAAAAATAATGTTTCGATTTATTATATGTATTATAAAAATACTGTTCAAGAAAGTCTTATTAATTATATGGCCGAACGTATCAAAGCCGTAAAAGTATTGGAAGGTGACTTCGATGACGAAGGACTTTCTACTATGGTTAATGGTTATGATGATCCGACCGATAAAATATTTAAAGACATGATTGAAAAAAAGGAATACATTAATGACGATAATGTAATCGAAATTAATAAATATGCCGATAAAGTCGAGAAAGTAATTGATATCGAACAATATAAATTGCATAGAATTAAATTTGATATTAAACAATTGCGTAAATCTAAAATCGACTATAAACAAATATATATCGACCTTGATGGACGACGTGAAACATATATGATTAATAAGAATAGCGATCCTGTTGAAAAAGAAGTTCAATTATACAATTTGACAAACTAATTTTAGTAATATATAATGTACTTAAAGAAATTAGTATATAGAAGTTAGCCTCTTTCAATAGAGTCTTTTATATACCGGACCAAGGTGGATCCCTTGATTAGTATCTTAATATAAGGTCTGACTAATAAGATGAGAAGTCTGATCCAGCTCATTCATTAGAATGGATTCGGAAGTACAGCAGCACTATTTCTGTTAGTACTGACGTCAGCGGTTAAGGTGAACTTAAAGACCGTTGCCTACGTAAGCATATGCTTATATGGTTAAAAGTATGGTTCGGGGGATAGTAAATCTATTCTTAGATTAAGTTCCGATAAAGAGGCTAGGAACAATGGAACATGGTTTAATTGGAAACGATTGAATGTCAGGGTTAGATACTTAACGACTAATACCATGGATTAACGAAGACTCTTAGTAATAAGAGAACGGTTAATATAACTGAAATAGTGAATGAGAGCAGACATATTTAATATATGATCTGTATTTTTTTATATCTCTCTAAAGCAGATTTATTCTTGTCTTCATTTATGCGAAGACGGTGGAATCTGCCTAAAAGCAGAACACTAAACGAATAAATTATATTTGATTTAAATATTAGCCGACGCACTTTTTACAAAACTTAAATTTTGATTCTAAAACATATATATCATTTTAAAATATTTTTAAGTATGATTCTTTAAGAATATTTGGTTTATACATTATATTAATTTTTATATTTTGTTTATCATAAAACTGTGAATAAAGTGAAGTATTGGTGCGGCGGCCAAGAATTAAATATTGTTATAGTCGCAAAATCCCAAACATGACTTAATATAATTTCATCCATTTTTAACACAAGAATCTTTTATATACAATATTTAAATTAAATCAAATTTGCTTACAGTATTCCATTTGAATCAAGGAAATATTTATCTTAAAGTATTACGATGTAGAATTGCTGCTACTTAAATTCTACATCGATACTTTAATAATACTAATCTTAAAATGTTAGTATTACTAAGGTATCGACCGTAATATACATTATGCAAACCTTATGAACATGTTAAATATAAAGGATTAATATAATGAGAGATGCTTATCAAATAAGACGAGTCATTTGGCCACAGGACTTAGTAGTAAGTCATCTTAGTGGAGAACGCATTCCATATCCGCAATATTATGTAGAACATATTAATACTGGGTGTGTAATGAGTATTAAAGAGTATCAAAAAATTCGGAAGGATCAAATTGAATCTGAATTTTGCGAGCCGTATCCAGAAGATTCGTATATGAATAACTATTATGATGAAATCGAAGATTATATCGTCAATGATTTTGCCGACAGTTTAGATCATATGAGACGTGAAGATATTGTCGGTAAAGATGCTACGCCTGGTCATCAATGGAAAGTTGTTGACGGTGAATTAATACAAGTTGACGATAAATAAATATTAGTATATAATATAATTGTTAAAGTGATTAAATCCTCCATAAAAAAAATTAATACTTTAACAGCTCTTCTCTTCTTTTCAAATACCTTAAGATTAAGCCATAGTATAAAAGCTATGGCTTTTTCTTATTTTATATGATATACTTTAATTAAAGTAATATATTTTAGTATTAAATATACGAGGTTTATCATATGAAATTAGAAGATGCTTGTAATTATTTAATTAATTTGCTATTATTTGATAAAGATAGTAAAGAATTTAAAGATGCATGTAAGTATTATAATATTAAAGCCTCTTAATTGAGGCTTATTTAATTTATGAGGATATATAATGAATACTATTGAAGATATTATTTCTTACATTAAAGAAATTGATTCGACTATGTCTCCTAAAAAATTACGTTATATTTTATATTTAATGTATGCCGATTATTTAATTATTAATAATCAATTAGGCGATGAATCTTATAAAAAATTATTTAATCATTTATTTAAAGTGGATAAAAATGGGCCGATGCCATTACACTATAATAGTGAATGTAAATTATATGATGCCGAAGGCGATTCTACTAAAGTCGATTACGATAATAAAAAGTTTATTATCGATACGATTAATAGTTATCGTGGATATGACGGTCAATTTTTAGAAGATTTGGCTTGTAAAACATTAGACTTTCGAGCTACTCGTATGTATTGTAATGCTATGATTAAAATCATTCCTGACGATTTAATTTTAGTCGATGGATTATATACCGATCTTATCGATAAACATTTTAGAGGAAATTAATTATGGCTACAGTTCAAGAAAATATTGAAGTTTGCTGGAAACATTTAAAATCTAAAGGCGTTAGCAATGTTGCTGCTGCTGCTATGCTCGGTAATGTTATGCAAGAATCGACATTTAATATATATGCCGATAATGGTACTAATCATGGTTTATGTCAATGGGATAAAGAATATCGTTGGCCCAGATTTATTAATGAATTTAAAGGTCAAGAAGATAGTATTACGTCTCAAATAGATTATGCTTTATGGGAATTAACTAATATCGATTCTTATAGTAACATGTGGAAACAAATCGGTACATATACACAAGCTACCGATGTAGCGGCTGCCACACAAGAATATGAAGCTTCATTTGAAGTTTCTGGTGGTAGTGCGTTAGAAGAACGTAAACGTTATGCAATTGCTATCTATGATTATTTTGTGAACAATAAGCCGTTTAATGACGACTTTATGGGTGAAGTACCGGCAGGATCTCGAGCCGCAGGGTCTACGACAGCCATGGGTAAAACAGCTCCGTCAGATAGTGGCGTTAAAGTTTCTAAAGTTGGTAAAAAGAAAACACCTAAAGTATACGATGTTAATAAGGTTCAGAAATTAGCGCAAGGTAAAACTTATTGTGCACCTGTATATCCCGATATTGTTTCTGTATATAATCAAATACCTGAATGGGCTTTACAGTCTAATTTAGATAAAAATACAGCTGACGATAAAACTGTTAAAGATGCTAAAGAAGTTAAACCGGCTTCTGAGAAACAAGAAGAAGTATTACAAAGTATTCCTCGTTATGCTTATGAAGCACAAAATAACGATAAAGGTTGTTTCGATGTCGGATTACCATTAGGTTCTATTGCTGCTTATGGTAGCGATAGTGCTAAGTATCAAATTAATCGAGTGCAAAGTATTGCGCAACGACAAATTCAATTTGATCCGACAAAGCATGACAATGCCGTTAAATTACCAACACCTGGTATGGTACCTAATAATAAAGATGCTTTTCCTGTCGATTTACGCATTCGTGATCTTGAATTACATATGCCGCGTATCGTTAAGGAAAATATTAAAGCTACTGAATTTGAAACAGAAACAGCTAAAGCTTTATTAGAAACAGCATCCGATACGGAAAAACGTATGGTTCAAGTCGAAAATCATTTATCGACTATTAGTCGTTATTTATTTAGACTTGCTAGTATTGTACCAATTAACGATATGTACTATGGTGGCAATACTATGTATGAAAAATATGCTTCAATTAGACAATTAACTGACGATCGTGTAACAGATGGCATGCAAACTCAAGTCGATCAGTATATGACTTCAACTAGATTGGAGCCAATTATCGGTCAGACATATGAAATATTAAATCAAGTTGGTGCTAACTTATCTGTTTTATTAGACGATAATCAATTAAGCTATAGTAATATGAAACATTATTGCAATCTTATCGATATTAAGCGATATCAAGAACCGCTACGTTTAGCTAATATTAATGAAGGTGCTTCGTTAACTAAATCTAACGATCAGTCTGAAAAACTATTAAATGAACAATGGCCAGATGGATTTAAAATGGATTGGAAACTTGTACCAGTTGAAGAACAGGTGCCGATTATCAATTGGCGACAATCTATTATCAATGATGGATCTGCTCTTATGAACTCCTCATCTATGTATGGTAATGGTTATGCAGCAGGATCATCTTTATTTGGTAATACTAATAATATATTCTATCACACAGCTCAAGAATTAGAAAAGTTAACGCAATCTACTAATAACGATAAAGATAAGGATAAAACAATTCCGACATTTACTAAGTTTTATAACGATGCTAAAAATAATATTCAACGTTATAAAGATCAGGCTAAGAACATTGCTAAATCTAAAGAAACTTATATGCAAATGAAAAAAGAAGTAGAATCTGCTCAATTACATAAAGATTTTACTGCTGTTGTTATTGCATCAATTATGTGTATTCTTAATGTCGGTGATTATAAAGATGTATTATCTAAACTTAAGATAGCGACTAAAAAATTAAAAGATGAATCCTTAATCGATAATCCTTTATTAGTTGCATTAGCATATTTTACTGGTACTGATTCTAATATTGCTGGTGATAAACCAACGAAAGATCCGACAGTAATTAATTCAACTAACCATGAATATGAAGATTTAAAAACACGTTTAGATTTTGTATATGGTTTAGTGGATAATAGTGGCGGTGATAATGGTAGTGGCCAATCTAAAACATATTTTGGTCTCGATATTAAAAACCAAGCTGAATGGAAATTACAAACATTCGCGTCACCTTATACTATTAATCAAACTAAAAAACGTGAATTGCCAATTACTCCAAGTAATGATTTCGTTCGACTAATTGAATTATGTGTTTGTTTTAAAGAAATTGCTAACGAATTCTATGCATCTGAATTCGATAATGATAAATGGGGCTTCTTCTTCCCAGCTGAATGTATTAGTCAAATGAAGTTAACTGGATTCCCGGGTGAACAACGGTCTAGTCATGTACATCAAGGCATGGACGTCGTTTATGAACCTGATGATCCAAAGCCTCAAATTTTATCGATTTGTGATGGTACAGTAGTTGATACTGGTTGGGGTTATAATGCTGTTATGGTTAATGCAGCTAATGGTACTAATAAAACAATTGTGTATATGCATATGTCTCAAATATTTGTACAACCAGGTAATACTGTACAACGTGGTCAACCTATCGGTATTATTGGCGGTGTTGGTCCTAACGGTCCAGATTCGTATCCAGAACATTTGCATATTGAATCTTGGACAAAACCAAATCGTGAAGGTAATTATGAATCGATTGGTAATTTATATCCAGGCGTATTTCAAGATATGTGTGATGCATATATTAAACAAGGATCTGGAGAATTAAGATATGCAGATTTTAAAAAATAGTTGACATAATAAAATTTATATGTTAATATAATAGTGTAGTAATATTAAGAGGCTAATTACTACAGCGCCAGTTCTCCCCCGTGCTGGCGCACTTCCGTGTCATTGGTCTAGTGACGAGTTTTTATTCTCTCCTTTCGCTCTCAGGTGCGATTCCTGACGATGGCTTATTTACTATATAGCCACACAAGAAGACCTCATCTTGAATATGCATTGCCCCTTACAATGCATATAACATAAAAATATCATCCTTTCTACACCCTTGTATAATAAACTCAGTCTTTCTCTTTATTCTCCTGAGTTTTAAAGATCGTGAAAAATATTATATTTATACATTATTGTTCTTGTGTGGCACTCCCTATTCCCCGGTAGCTCAGTGGTAGAGTGGCTGATTGTTAATCAGCTTGTCGTAGTTTCGAATACTACCCGGGGAGCCAATTTAATTTTATGGTCGTGAATTAATATTCACGATTTTCTTTATTTATATATATGGTGAGATGGCCGAGTTGGTTAAAGGCAGCAGACTGTAAATCTGCCGACGTTGTCTACGTAGGTTCAAATCCTACTCTCACCACCAGAGGCTATAGAGCGTTTTACTCACGGGTTACGCTCAATCCTACAGAGGCTTACGGGCTTCTGTATGGATTGCCATTTAATATAGCGGAGTAGAGCAGTTGGTAGCTCGTTGGGCCCATAACCCAAATGTCGTAGGTTCAAGTCCTACCTCCGCAACCATGATTATTCGCCCCTTACGGGGCTTTTTTTATACGGAGAATTAATTATGAATATAGATTCTTACAAAGAAAGATTCTTAAATCGGCTAGAAAATATGACAGCTGAAGAGCTTAAAGAAATTTTTGAATCCGTTCTTGGTTCATCAGAAGAAAATAAACCTATTCCTAAAATTGAATATCGTTGTGTATTAATTAAAGAAAAAGAATTTAAAAGTTCTAACGATATTCTTAATGAGTATTTTAAAGACGGATGGAAATTTCATTCTGTATTTAATAATTTAGATTATCATAATAATGATTATTTATATGCTGTTTTATATAAAGAGGTGTAAATATGAAAAAAGAAAAATTTAAACAAAAATTTATGAAAAAACATATGGCTGAACCTTTTAGATTTAGAAGCGAAAGCGGTAGAGTTATTTCGTCTTTCGATTATGAAGAACAATATAATAAACTTAAGAAATTAGTTATTAAATATTTAGATCTTGAAGGAGAAAAATAATGGATCCTATTGTTAGTCCTTGGTTAATTTATTTAATTAGTGTTATTAATAGTATTCGTATATTTTCTTTTATACTTGGATTATCATTTAGTATTCCTTTATTAATTTATTTTGTGTCTGATTTCTTTAATTATATTAATGAAGATATTCTTTTTCCATATCAATTAGATCAATATGAAGAAATTAAAGAAAAAAATGCAAAACAAATAAAGAAATATTTTATTCTTTGTCTTACATTTATTCTTGTAGGGCTTTTAATTCCGTCTAAAGAAACATTAATTACTATGTTAATAGCTAATGTTATTACTCCTGATAATATTAATATGTCAAATGAACTTATTAAACATAATGTTCAAGATTATGTTAATATTATTGTAGACGGTATTAATAAAACTAAATAGGTGGATAAATGTCAACTGCTTTAAGAGTTGCTGAATATATTATTCATGAAGCTCAAAAAAGAGAAAAGCCGGTAACGAATACTAAGTTACAAAAATTATTATATTTTGTACAAGGTTCATATTTAGCAAAACATAATAAAAAAGCTTTTGAAGATAATATTATTGCATGGGAATATGGCCCTGTTGTAAAAGATATTTATTATAAATATTCTTTATACGGAGCAGAACCAATTATTACTGTCAAAAAATATGATTCAAAAATTTCTTTAATGTTAACTAATGCAATTGATATTGTATTAGAAAGTTTTTTAGATGTTAATCAAACTGATTTAATTGAAGAAACTATTAAACCTGGATCTCCTTGGTCTTATACCGATATTGATGATGTAATATTAGTTGATGATATTAAAGATTATTTTTTAACAAATTATGTTAAGAGGTAAATATGTTATTATATAAAACTGGAGACATGCTTGATTCTGATGCTGATTATATTATTAACACAGTTAATATTTTAGGAACTAGTGGAAAAGGATTGGCGCTTCAAATAAAGAAGCAATATCCTGAAGCAGTTATTCCTTATGAACAGGCATGTAAAAATAAAGAATTGGATGTTGGTAAAATATTAATATCTAATACACGTTTTAATCGTAAGATTATCCATTTTCCGACTAAAAGAAATTGGCGTGATCCATCTAAATATGAATATATTGAAAAAGGATTAACAGCATTAGTTAATTTTTGTAATACTATTAAAACAAATAATGTTACTATAGCTGTTCCACAATTAGGTTGTGGTCTTGGTGGATTAGAATGGAAACAAGTTCTTAATCTAATCCGTAAATATTTAGGTCCGATTCAGTATATTACATTTTATATTTACGGTCCAAAATTATGATTAAATATAATAAACCAAATTATGAAAAACAGTATAAAGATTGCACTGATTTTTATATTGATCAAATAACTAAATACGCTACAATTGGTTCCTGTATTATTAAAGGAAAAACTTTACATTATAAATGGAAAGTCGATCATATTGTAGGTAATAAAAAAGAGCTTATTAAATTTAGACATGTTAATATTAAAAAAGCTCTTGAATTAATTAGATTTTATGAGAGAGAGGAGTAGCGATGGAAAATCAATTATTATACAGTTTAACTGTTCTTGCTGTTACAGTATTCTTTATTATTTTCGTTGCTAAATATAAACGATGATGGATAAAAAAAATAAAAGATTATGTTTTTTTATTTATTTAGCATTATTGTTAGTGACTGGTGTTATTGGTCAACTTTCTGATTTTATGTACACTGTTTTCGCATTTTTAATACTTCCTCTTATTGTAATTTTTGCTATTGCTATTATTATATTAATGATATGGATATCAGTTAATGCTTATTCATATATCTTTCAAGATATTTTAAAAATAAATTTTAATAGTGAACAAAAAGAAGAAAAGTCAAAAAAATCTGCTAACGAAGAATTAAAAGAATATGCTGAAAGAATAATAAAGCAAAAGGAAAATAAAAAATGATTATAATTATTTTAGGTGTATTATTTTTTACATTATTTATTTTATCAGTATATGGTATCTTTAAAAGTGAAAAACAAATGTTTTTAGAAGAACATAAAGAAAAATAATTATGGACGATATTATAAAATTAATTGTAATTATTTGGATACTTTATTATGTATTCAATTATAATAAGTAAAAAAGCCCCCATTAAGGGGGCTATTTTAATTTAAAAACTAATTAAATATGTAGCGTAACGTCCTTCATCTTTATTCATCATAAGAAGTTTTTGTCCGGCTTTAGAAAATTTGCGAGTATTCGTAGCGAAACTATCTGTACCGCATAACGAAGGATTGATGATCATTTCAACACCTTTTTCATCGAGTTCACGAGAATGATGAAAATGACCCATACAAATGTAATCAGGTATCTGTTTTAAAAACAATGCAAGATTATCGATTGCTTTATTAAAGCTATCACGATGACCATGTACACCAATTATTTTTTGTCCACATACTTCAGTAAAGATAATTTCATCGTTTAATGTATTTTCATTAAAATGAATACGGTTATTTCCTTTTAAGCGTTCTTGTAAGAACCATGGGATAATATCGTTAAAAGATTCGGCATTCATAGCTTCTTCTTTAGAAGGAGTTACTCGATCATGGTTACCACGACAAAAATAAAGTTCGATATTAAATTCTTCACTAAGTTTAGTGAATAAATTTCCGAGTGATTCACTTACGCCAATAGTCTGTTGAATAATATTTTCTTGAGATTCAATTCGTGTTTGTACATGAATCCAACCATTAATCATATCGCCTAAAGTTAAAATATGAATAGTTTTAATTTTATTTAATAGGCAATATTCTCGAGTTTTATTTAATAATTTTTCGACACGTTGGTGAAAAATTTCATCGTTAAACTTATTGAAGAAATTATCGCTTACTTGACCTTTATGCCAATCACTCAATAAAAGAACAGCTTCAGATTCACCATTTTGTAAATCTTTTATTTCATATTGCAAAGGTTCAAGTTCTTTAATAGAATTAGTAATTAATTCTTTTAAAAGAAATTGTTCGCTAATATCTTTTAATTTTCTATTAATAGCCGATCTATTTTTACTATTCACATTTTTGGTGTGCGCATTTAATAATAAATTAACTGTCGTATCGTTTAAACTTTGTTCTGTCATTACAGGAGCTAATGATTTTCTGAAATCATTAAAGTAGCTGCCGACAGTTGATTGATCAATTTCTATATCGTAAAATTCTTTAGCTAAATCAATGATTCGATTATATGTAATATGTTTATTATTTTTCTTTGCTAAAAACATTTTATACAGCCAAGAAACAAAATCTTGTTCTTCTTCTGGTCTGTACTTTGATTGTAAAGTAGGACTCTTAACCTTTTCCATTGTATACCTCTTTAATAATAAATATATTAAGAATTCTCATTGATTTTATTATATACTATATTAAGGCATATAGCAACTAGCTTTATGGTTTGTTAAGAAAATGTCAAGTATATATATATACCTAAAAAATATTTGTCTGCATCATATAAATTTGGTATAATGATATTAAAGAATTTCAATGATCAAATACTATATATTGTATATTCTTTGCGTAATATATTCTTAGTTCTACAAGAACTTGAATACGCAGACATTGAATGATCACCAATGCTGCTTTTTTTAATCCCTAATTCTAGATAAGAGGTTAAATAAATGGAAAAAGTTTTATTTGGCGGCAATAATTATATTATTATGCCGCAAGCTAAAAGACTCTTAGGTACATTACCTTGTGATTGTGATGAAATTATTCTTGATTCTGAAGGTAATTCACATTACGTACAATTTCATTATGAAGGAAAACAAACTTTAAAAAGATATACATTAAAGCATCAATATGCTGATAATGAAAAAGTAATTACTGTTTCTCCTAACGTATATTGGTATGCTGATCTAGGACGTCTTAAACAAGATATTAAAGTTAAAGATGTAGTTAGATTTTCTCCTTCTGATAAGGGATGGATTGTTACTAAAATTGAGGAAGCGCCCAACGAGGACTCTTATTCACTCTCTTTTAATACTAATGAGTTATCTCTTATTATAGAAGGAACTGAATTAGTAATTAAAAAGGATTAATAATGTTAGTTATTAAACGTGATGGTCGTAAAGTAAATTTCGATAAAAATAAAATTATTGTAGCTATAGAAAAAGCTCAACACTCGTTATTAAAAGATAATAAAAAAATTGCAGAATCTATTGCTAATGAAATTGCTAATGAAGCAATTATGATGCAAGAACTTGATATTAAACGAATCGAAAAAATGGTATTCGATTTGTTAGTTAAACATAAACAAAAAGATGTAGCTCGGGCTTATGAAGGTTATCGAGCAGTACGAGAATATCGTAGAGAACATAACACTTCTGATAAGGATATTCTAGGTTTATTAGATGGTTCCAATATTGAAACTATAATGGAAAATTCTAATAAGAATGCTAAATTAAATTCTACATTAAGAGATTTAATCGCTGGCGAAGTAAATAAAGATTTAGCTAAAAGAAAAATTTTGCCGCCAGAAATTGTTGATGCTCATAATAATGGCATCTATCATTACCATAAAGAGATTGTGGCTTAATACAGTAATGTATTATGAAAAACTTTGTGAACTGCTAAGCAGGTGTTGCAATAATCACTATCATGTGATATAGTATAGGAAATGATACTTTAATATTGCAGCTAACCGGGGACGACAGAATCCGGTGCCAAGCTTTGGAGGTTACAATGATATTTAAAAAATTTTATAATTATGATATTTATGAAGATGGAAAAATATTTTCTCATTATTCAAATAAATTTTTAAGCCCAGATATTGTTAATGGAGGTTATCTTCAAGTAACATTATCTATTGATAGAAAACCAAAGCGATTTAAAGTTCATAGACTTGTTGCTATGCTATTTTTAGAAGAAAATATATATAATAAACCAACTGTAAATCATATTGACGGTGTAAAAAATAACAATCATTATTCTAATTTAGAGTGGGCTACAATAAAAGAAAATAATCAGCATGCAATAGATACTGGATTAAGAAATGTATCAGAATCTAATAAGAGAAGATGGCTTGATGATGATTTTAGAGAAAGAGTTTCTTCTAAAATATCAAAAACTCAGATGGAAAATGGCACAAATAGAGGGTCAAATAATCCTAGATATAAATATATTATTTTATATGATAATAAAATAATACAAAGATCTGAATTATCCAAACTTATTAATATGGCTCAAAGTACAACAGATGTTATAATTAAAAAAGCAGCTAATGGAAAATATCATAAAAAATTAATAGAATTAAATATTATTATAACTAAAAAAGAAGGTCAATCGACTATCGAAAGTACTTCAAATGAAGGTAAATGAGTAGAGTAGAATAATTTTGAAATAAATTATTCGAAGCGCAAAGCATCCTTAAATAGGGATGATGATATAGTCAGTGTAATAAATGGATCTCGATTATGCAGTACAACCAAATTTTAACTGTTGCGTATTTGATTTAAAAGATATGTTAGATAATGGAACAGTTATTAATGGAAATATGGTAGAATCACCTAAATCTTTCCAAGTTGCTTGTACTGTAACAACTCAGATTATACAGTCCGTCAGTAGCGGACAATATGGAGGGCAAAGTGTTTCTGGAATAGACGAAATTCTTGCTCCCTATCTTAAAAAATCTTATGATAAATATTTAGAATTTTTTAAAAATGAAAAAAATAAAGAATCTTTAGCAGAAAAAATGATGCTTAAAGAATTAAAAGATGGAATTCAAACAATTCAATATCAAATTTTAACATTAGCAGGTTCCAATGGTCAATCACCATTTGTCACTTTAGGATTATATTTTAATCCTAGAGGAAAATTTTCTAAATATGCAGCTTTAATTTGCAAAGAAATATTAGAACAAAGATATGCTGGTGTTAAAAATTCTGATGGAATTCCACAAACACCAGTATTCCCTAAATTAATTTATATGTTAGATGAACATAATGCTAAACCAGGTTCTAAATATTATTATTTAACAAAATTAGCAGCAAAATGTACAGCAAAGAGAATGTATCCTGATTTTATTTCTGCAAAAATAATGAGAAAACAATTTGATGGAGAATTATTCTTTCCAATGGGCTGTAGGAGTTTCCTATCTAATTGGATTGATCCAGATACTGGAAAATATAAATGGGCCGGAAGATTTAATTGTGGTGTTGTATCTTTAAATTTACCGCAAATAGCAATTTTAGCCAATAAAAATATTGATAAATTTTGGTTTTTATTGGATGAAAGATTAGAAATGTGTCATAAAGCTTTGAAATTTAGACATGATTTATTATTAGGAACTATTAGTGATGTGTCACCAATCCATTGGCAACACGGTGCTATTGCACGTTTAAAACCAGGAGAAGTTGTTGATAAGTATTTAAAAAATGGTTATTCTACCTTGTCTTTAGGTTTTGTTGGCGTATATGAAGCAGTATTATCTTTAACTGGTGAAACTCATACTAAACATCAAGATTTAGCATTAGAAATTGTTAGACGAATGAAGCAAAAAACAATTAATTGGAATAAAGAAGAAAATCTTGGTTATGGTTTATATGGTAGTCCTGCAGAATCTTTAATTTCTAGATTTGCTAAAATTGATAAAGAAAAATTCGGTGACATCAAAGGTATTACAGATAAAGGTTATTATACTAATAGCTATCATGTTTTTGTTGGTGAACAAATTGATGCATTTAAAAAATTAGATTTTGAAGCACCATTCCATGAGTATGCTTCTGGTGGTTGTTTAAGTTATATTGAAATGCCTAATATGCAACATAATTTAGATGCAGTAGAAACATTAATTCAATATATTTATGACCATGTTAGATATGCTGAATTTAATACTAAATCTGATTATTGTAAAAATTGTGGATTTGAAGGTGAAATCATTTTCGATAAAAATCATAAATGGACTTGTCCTAAATGTGGTAATCAAGACCAGTCCAAAATGACTGTAACAAGACGCTCATGCGGATATTTAGGAAGCAACTTCTGGAATGAAGGTCGTACTAAAGAAATTCAATCCAGAGTTCTTCATATTTAAAAATTTTATTATAAGAGTTACGATTAATTTCGTAGCTCTTATTTTTTATTTAAGGTGATTATATTGGGCAAAAATTTTATAGAATTACTTCTTAAAGATTATAAGACTCTTGAAGAAACTAAAAGACAATTAAAAGAAGATTATACTCTTATGGCTCAACAAATAATTGATTTAGAAAGAAAATTAAGAACTGAAATTAGATATCAACAAGCTGAAATTAATCATTTAAAGTTTGTAATTGATGATCTTAAAATTCAGTTGTATAGTAAAGGAAATAATTAATGGCTAAAATAATTGTATTAGATGGTGGCGATGGTTGTGGTAAAGCAACTCAAGCTAATTTATTGGTGAATAAGCTCAATCATGATGGTTATAATGCTCATTTATTAAGTTTCCCTAACTATCAGTGTGAATCTTCTTCTTTAGTTAAAATGTATTTGAATGGTGACTTTGGTAATCATTCAGATATTAAACCAGAAGTAACTAGTTTATTTTTTGCACTCGATCGTTATGCAACATTAATGAAACAATGGAAACATATTTTAGATCAAGATGATGCCATTATTATTTGCGATCGATATACTACTTCTAATGCTTTATATCAAATGATTCGTTTTGAAGGCAGACAACAAGGCCAATTTATTAAATGGCTTCATCAGATGGAATATGATTTATTAGAAATTCCAAAACCAGATTTAGTCGTATTATTAAGTTTGCCTATTAAAATTCGTGCTAATTTATTAAATGAACGCACTGGTAAAACTGGTGGTAAGGATACCGATATCCACGAATCAGATATTAATTATCTGAATAAAATAGATAAAGCATATAATTCTTTAAGTAAATATTATAATTGTATTAAAATTAAATGTAATAAAGGGAATGATATTTTGGCACCTGATCAGATTCATTCTCTTATTTATGAACAATTAAAAGAAAGTGGTATATTAAATGGATAATCCTAATAAAGTATATCTATTATATATAGAAGATAAATTAGAATCAGCTTGGTATAACGAAGAAAATATGTTATCGGAATATCAAGATCTTTTAGATAATGGATATACCGAAGAAGAAATATATTATAAAACATGTTATATTAATGACTTTAATGAATAGGAAATAATATGAATTACGGTCAAATTAGAGAATATGATATTGCTAATGGATTAGGAATTCGTGCTACTTTATTTGTTACAGGATGTAGTCATCATTGTAAAGGATGCTTTAATCAAGAATATTGGTCGCATACATCCGGTGAAAAGTTCACAAGAGATGTGGCGACTCAATTAAAAGATTATCTTAAACATCCTCAAGTAGCTGGTCTAACTATTCTTGGCGGAGAACCATTTGAAAATGTTGAAGGTCTTTGCAATTTTATTGATTCTTTCAAAAATAAAAGCTGGTTCAAGAATAAAGATATTTGGTGTTATTCTGGTTATACTCTTGATCAGATTATTAACGATGAATTAAAAACTCAGTTATTAAAACGTATCGATGTATTAGTCGACGGTAAATTTGTTGAAGAACTAAAAGATCCGTCTTTAAAATTTAGAGGATCTTCTAATCAAAATATTTATAAAATTAAATATGATGGTAAAACAATTAATGTTGACGAATATTTAGAATTGCTTTAAAATAAGAAGGTGATTTAATATGGGATTAAAATCAGTGGTAAAAAAAGTGATTTGGCGTATTGATGATATGTATCACGATATTACGCTAACTCCTAAAAAAGAATGGGAAATTGCAAGACTCAAACGAGAACTTGAAGCCGAACGAGCTAAAAATAAATTTCCACACATTAATCGCATACAGCCATAATGATGGTAATATTTAATATAGTGCGCAGGTGAAAGTGAGTCGTGCCAATAAAATAAGTGGTGGGCCGACTGCGCACTTGTTTGTTTATGAACAAAAGGATTATTATGAATAACGCATTAGAAAAAGTTACTAAAAGATTTAAAGATGTAATCATTAGTGAAAAAGATCATTGCACACGTGTTATTGCAACTGAAAATAATCGCCAATTATACATCGATATTTATCAAGATGTTGTTCTCGCCTTTGATGGTATTAACGAACAGATTGAATTAAAAACGGAGGAAGAATTAGATAATTATCTAGCTTCTGTATAAATCATGAAAGATTATCTATTTATTTTATCGTTAGTAATTTCTTTATCGCAATTAATAGAATGGAAATATAATGTATTAGGAATGCTTGATTCCGTATTTTATTCTTTTATAATTACTACGATAATTTATATATTAGTGTGTATATATAATAGATATAAAAGGTAAAGAAATGCTAACTAATTGGGAAAAAACTTTTCCTGGTCAAATTATTAAATATAATAATAAAAAGTATGTTTTTATTTGCATCGAAGATTCTAATATGATTAAAATTCAAGATGTTAATTCATTAAAAGAATATATTGTAGAATCTAGCGATTGTATTCCTTTGTCGGATCTAGGTGACGAAACAGACTAAGCCTTTTGGCGTCCGTTTTTATCGAGGTGAACTGTCCCCATCCTGGGGCCATTCACCTCTTTTCTCTTTTCTTATTTAATGTTATAATATTCATGTGAAGTAATATTTTTACTATTTATTTTAATGAGGTTTCATAAATGAAGAAATACGTGACGTATTCTCCTGACGAAATCTTATTTTTTTGTGAAGATCCTAAAGATAAAATTGTATATTCTATTTTAGATTTGGATAAAACAGAAATGGAACTTGTTGAACAATTCTGTTCTGATTTATCTTATGATCATAGTAAGGCATATACAATTCTTGCAAAAAACGGAATTATTTCTAAAGAATTTGCAAGTTTAAAGTTGGCTATATTAATTCAAGATCTTCAAAAAGAATTAGATAAATTACTGGAGGATTAAATGAGAAGATTTGAAGTTGTTTCGCGCTGTAAAAATATGAATGTAGAACTCCCGAAAAGAAAAACAAAAAAATCGGCTGGTTATGACTTTTTTGCTATCGAAAATTTTACATTATATCCTAATAAATTATGTATCGTTCCGACAGGTGTTAAAGCATATATGGAAGATAACGAAGTATTATATTTACATATTCGATCTTCCGTAGCATTTAAACGTGGTGTTAGAATGTTAAATTCTATCGGTGTAATCGATGCAGATTTTGTTGATAATCCTGATAACGAAGGCGAAATTTCTTTGGGCTTACTATCCCATAATGACGATATCGTTCATATTAAAAAAGGTGAACGTATCGCTCAAGGCGTTTTTCATAAGTTTTTAATTACTGACGACGACAATGCAAAAGATCAGCGTGTCGGCGGTATTGGAAGCACCGACAAATAAATAGTATTTTAAAAGCAGTATAATACTATTTATACTGCTTGTTTTTATGTTACGAGGTAAACATGCCAGCAACTAATTTACAAAAAGCATGTAAACGAGCTATTGAATCTTATCAAGATCTCAATATGTATAAATTAAATATCGTGCTTTACTTTATGAACAAATTACACGAATTCAAATTAAACGAACCATTTTTTGTCGAAGAATTTAAATTCGATGACGAAATGGGTCCTTTTTTGGATGAAGTGAAAGAGGCTTACGGTCAATATAATTTATATAATATTCCGGAATTCGGAGCTAATAATATTTTTGACGAAGAATATATCGTTACATTAAATGAAAAAAATGAAATTGCTACTGAAGACGACAAGAAGACACATGAAATTGTTGTCGATTGGAATCAAGATGGTACATATACAGAAATGGATATGTCTTTTGATAAGCAAGTTGAAGAAAATATTTTCGAATTTATTAAAGCTTCGATGGAACCATTAGAAACTACTGGTCTTTTATATTTCTATGAAAATTCTAAAGATCCGGAACAAAAAGTCGAATTATTTTTATCCGATAAATTAGCTGAATATTTAAAAGTTAAACAAGCCGGATTTCCTGAACCAGATAAATCAAAACAAATTAAAACTATCGATCGAGAAGATATTAAAAATGAGATTACAGTTGAAGAGGTAATGGCTAGATTAAATCGAGCTAAAAAACCTTTGTAATATATAAGGTTGAAGGAGGCTCGAAATGGCTGATAAAAAAGAAACAGATTTATCTAAACGAGAATCTGAATTGGTAGAATTGCTCGATAAGTTTGTTCAACAATATAACTCTTGGGGTTATACTGAAGACGGACAATTATTATATGATAAAGCAATGCATATGCTGGCAACAGATCATGCTATTTATGCACGTATGCCTATTATTTGTAAAGGTGAAAATTGTATTTATAAAAACGATCCTTTACATAAAGCCGGTATTGTTAAAGTTGGAGAACCATGTATTTGTGAAACGACTTTAATTGCATCTAAATTCGCACAATACCAAGAAGAATTTAAATTAGATGAATCTTCCTATACAGACAAAGTATTAGTTCATGAACTAATTACATTAGACCTTCTTATTTCTAGAGCTATGCAGTATATTAATAACAAAGATTATGAACCTGTAGTCGATGTCGTTACTAATATTACTGAAACAGGTCAAGAAATTACTCAACCTATGGTTTCTAAAGGTATTGAATTATATACTAATTTAGTTCAAAAACGAGATAAAGTTTTTGAATTATTGTCTGCTACACGTAAAGATAAAATTAGAAATAACGTTGATTCTCTTGACCATGATACAGCTCTTATTAATAGTTTGGCCGACGATAGTTTCTTTATCTCACAACAAGAAATCGAGGCAGAAAGAGATTCGAGGTTAAAATAGTATGGGTTTTCCTGCTAGCGCTATTATTAGAGGCGCTAAAGGAGCCGGGTTAAAAGGCTCTAAAGCAGTAGCTACAAAATTAAATGGTGCTATCGATCATACCTCAACAACAAAAGCATTATTCGATTTTGCTAATGCTAGAAGTATGAATCAAAGTTCTTTTATGAGAACAATCGATCCATCTCTCACTGTTAGTCGTGGTATAAAAGCTGCCGAAAATAATTTCGGTCTTGGCAATTCTACTAGAGCGGCATATTTAGACGATGCATCTTTTGCTCGTTATCAAGAAAAATTTGCTAACGATGCTTTTAGAAGTAGATTTTCTTCTAACAATACTGAAGAAGCAATGCAAGCTAGTAAAGAACTTGATGATTTTTTCAGTGCAAAAGATACGAATTATGACAAAGCTCGTGCATTGTGGCAAGGCGTAGCCGGTGTTTCTACTGCATATCGTGTAGCTACAGGCGGCGGTGTATACCGTGATAAAAACGGTGAATTTAATATTATTGGCGTTCCTGGTATTTAATTATGGGTGCTATATTTAATACAGGCAAAAAGCTTGTTAATAAAATTAGTACACATCTTAATGCACCTAGTTATATAAAGAATAGTAATGTTATCCACGATATTAAAGATACGGCAATTAAAGCTGTTAATACAGTGGATAATCAGGTTAAACAAGCTGTATCTAATACAGCTACTACAGCTGAAAAACAATATGGTCCTAAATATATGCCTGGCCGCGACACTATGAATTCTATATTCAGTGGTGGCAATGATTATATAAAAGTAAAAGATCCTAGTAGTTATCAATTAGATAAACATTATGGATTAACCAATTATGGTTGGGGTGTTACTGGCGGATTATTAACATTAGGAGCTGTAAATAATACTGGAGAAGCAATTGGCGATATTAATTCGACAGATCATATCGGTTCGATTGGTACTGTTACTCCAGTTAATCCTATACAATCTGCTAGCAATAATTTAACACCGGCAAATGCTTTTGATAATATGGGCGCGTCAGGCGATATTAATTTTGCATTAAGACGAAATAATATTAAAGCGCCAGGTACATTATAATGAGTTTATTAAATTTAGGTAGCAAAGTTGTTGGTGGATTTAAAACTGCAGCTGGTGAAGGCGCAAGAGCGGCTGGTAAAACAACAGCTGGTAAAATGCTATGGGAAAATAAAACTAATTTAGCATTAAGTTCTGGTTTTAGTTATATGACATATGACGATGCATTAAACGATGGTAAAACTAAAAGCGAAGCTTTAGGTGAAGCCGCGTTTACTTTAGGTACAACAGCATTGTTAGGTCCATTGGCCGGAATCGGAATGGATTTGTTATATCATGCTAGTCCTGCTATGGTTGGTATTGCTAATGATTTAGCACAACAAGGAAGACAACAAGCTCAACAATCATATCGTCCTTTCTCATGGATAAATCCAGTTAATTCTCAACAATACGCTACAATGAGACAAGCAGGAATGGCTCTTGCTCAGCAATCACAATATAATTTACAAACAACTATGATGGGGCAAGAAGGTAAAGCATTCCATAAATAAAATTTATGGCACAAAAAGATTATTCCATTCAGGAATTAATGAGAATGCCTTTAGAAGAATTAGTTAAATTAGATTATACTAAATTATCTAAAGAAGGCAAATTAGTAGTTATAAAAAGAGACCCAGTCATGTGGGCTAAATCTTTTATCCAGATTTACAATATAGATTTAGATAAATATGCTCCTTGGTGTCCTCGTTGGTATCAAGCTGAAATGCTTCGAGATCGATCACTTCGTAAAGTATTTCGATGTGGCCGTCGTTGCATTGCAGATTGGTCTGAATTACAGGATCCATATACTGGCGAAATAAAAACTGTAAAAGAATTATTAGATACAAATCAAAATTTCTCGACATTAGCATTCGACGATAATTATCAAGTCGAAATAGTGGATAATTGCTCAATAATGGAAAATGGTATTAAACCATTGTATCGTGTAACGACGCAAACTGGCCGTCAAATTGACGCAACAAATAATCACCCATTATTAACAGCACTTGGTTGGCAAGAAATTAAAGATTTGACTGTCGGAGAATATATTGGCATTCCGACGAAATTAAATTATTTTGGTGATAATAGTATAGAAGAAACAGAATTAAAGTTATTAGCTCGTAAGATTAATAAAGATAAATCTTCTGAAAAAACATTACCAAAAGAAATATTTACTTTAAATAAAGAAGCAATGTCTATCTTTGTTTCTGAATTAATTCTCGATGCTTTCGATACCACAGAGAATAAACCTATCGAAATGTTATATCATTCTTGTTCTCGTAAATTAGTAAAACAATTATCACATCTTTTATTAAGATTTGGTATTATTACTAAGATAGAACAAGAAAATGATAAATATTCTTTAGGTTTTAATTCCAATAAGTTGTATCGAAAAATTAGAAATAAATCTCGATCTCGAGCAATGTACTGTATTTATCATTCGTATAAATATCAACAAGTATCCGAAACTTTAAATCAATTATTTTTAGGCGAGATAAAATTAAATCCTCTCGATAAAAAAGATTTTAAAAAAGTAGAATTCGGAAGGTTGTCGATCGAAGAATTTTTAAAATCGAGACCATTAAATAAAAATGAAGCAAGAGAATTTGCTAATTTATTTAAATATGAAAGTATCGAAGATATATTATATGGAGATATATATTGGGACAGAATTGTTTCGATAGAATATCTTGGTGAATATCCTACGTATCATATTAATGTACCAGGATATCATAATTTTATATCGGACGATATTATTTCACATAATACAGGTAAAACCGAAACAATGGTAGTTGAGGCGCTATTTAATGTATTTACTCGCCGCAACTTTATCCACATGTTCGTTACGCCTTATCAATCACAAGTTCGAATGATATTCGATAATATCCGTCAGAAGATTGACAGTTCTGCCTTAATTAAACGAGAAGTAACTAGATCTACTACTAATCCATTTTTATTAGAATTTTCTAATGGATCCAAGATAGTAGGCTTTACTACTGGTGCTGGTTCAGGTATGAGTGCTGCATCAATCCGCGGATGGCGTGCAGATTGGATATCACTCGATGAAATGGATTATATGGGTGAAGGCGATTTCGATACTGTATACGCTCTTTGTATGGAACGTGATACTATCGGAATGACATGCTCATCTACTCCAACTGGTAGACGATCTAAGTTCTATGAAATTTGTACTCGCCGAGAATTAGGGTTAGAATAAAATTTTAGGTTTTTTATAGCAATTCCATCCATATTATAGTAATATATAATTGTAAATATTTTATATATATATAATAAAAGGAATTGTTTGTTATGATTAATAAAAATGAATTAGAAAATAAATTAAAAGAAAAATCTGTAATTCAAATAGCTAAAGAATACAATTGCTCAGAAAATACAATTAGAAGAGCAATGAAAAAATATGGATTAGTAAAAAATTCAAAAAAACAATACCAAGATAAAGAAACTTTATTAAAAATGCTTCAAAATAATACAACTGAAGAAATTGCAAAATATTTTAAAGTTGATGAACATACTATCTCTAGATGGGTTAATAAAAATAATATTTCTTTTAATGATAAAAAACTTTACAGAAATAAAGAATGGCTTGATCAAAAATTAAAAGAATATAGTGGCTCTTTATCTGAAATATCTAAAGCAACTGGTTATAAAAAAGATACAATGCTTGAATGGTGTTACAAATTTAATTTAAAGCATACACCAGAATTTAATAGAAAATATGATTTAAATACTGATTATTTTAAAGAAATAAATTCTGAAATAAAAGCATATTATCTTGGATTTGGCATGGCTGATTTTGGCGTAAGTAAAAATTGTTATTTATTTGAATTCAGATTAAAAAAAGATGATAAATATATTATTGAAAAATTGGCAAAAGAATTAAATTATACTGCTGATTTGTATCACTATAAAAATAGTATTCGCGAAGGATATTCTTTAACTATTTCTTCTAAAGATATATGTAAAGATTTAATTTATCATGGAATTGTTCCTAATAAATCAGGAAAAGAAGTTTTGCCAAATACTGTTCCTAAAGAATTAATAAAACATTTTATTAGAGGATTTATAGATGGTGATGGCTGTATAGAAGCAAATATAAAAAGACTTTCGATATGCAGTATGTCTTATAATATTTTATTATCAATTAAATTGTTCTTAGAAAGAGAATTAAATATAAAAGAATATGATATTAAGCCGACATTAAAAGAAAGTGGCAATATTTTATATTATTATAAAATATATAGTAATTCTTTTATGAAAGTTCTTAATTATTTATATAAAGATTCTACAATATATTTAACTAGAAAATATAACAATTATTTAATTCATTTAAATAAAGATATTAATCGTAAAAATAAAAAAAACTTAAATAAGGCCCCATTATTAAGTAATTAATAATTGCAAACCTTTTGAATTGCTGGAATATCCTTTAAGGACAATCAGCAGCGAAATCTTATTTTTTTTAATAAGAAACGTTCAACGACTATCCCTATATGGGAGTAGGGTCAAGCGACTCGAAGCGGAAGGTATCCTTTTTAAGGATAAAGATATAGTCTGAGCTATATGGTAACATATAGAAGGTTATGAGTAGCGATCATAATCGCAACAAAACTGTTAAAGAACATTATCATCCTACACAGCATAACCCTATGTGGTCAGATGCTATGGAAGAAGAATTCCGAAACACTTATGATAACAATGCTTATACTCATGAAGTATTAGCAGAGTTTGGTGTTGAAGAAGCTGGCGTATTCGATAAAATAAAACTTGAAGAAGCTACCAAAATTGATAATTATGTGTATTATGATCGAGATAAATGGCGTCCTGTAGCGACAGGTCTTGATGATAGAAATGTAAAAGAAATACATAAATTACCTTCTGGTAAAAAAATATACACTCCTAATGTATTTAGATGCGTCGGCGTGGACTGGGATTCGACCTTAGGGTTATTGGAGTTGATTGGAAAGCTGTTTGACAAATTTCTCCAATATAAAAAGAGTCCTCTCGTTAAGTAATTAATGAGTAATAAACCGGTTGAATTGCTGGAAGGCTTAACTGCTAATCAGCAGCGAAATCTTATTTTTTTTAATAAGAGACGTTCAACGACTATCCCGCAAGGGAGTACATTACAAGCTATTGGTAATGGAAGCGGCCGGTATCCTATTAATTAGGATAAAGATATAGTCTGATCTATATAGAAATATATAGCAGTTCATAAGAGAACGTATAATGGTGTAGCGCCCATTATAGAACATAATGAAAAGTCAGGCCCCGACATCTATACTTGTATTAGAGTATGATAATGTATTTAATAAATTTAGAGTTATTAATAGAACAGAAATTGAATCTTCAGAATTTACATTTGATAAAGCTGTTAAAAAAATCATAGATATTAATGCTATCTATAATCCGTCTTATATCTATTTAGATAGAGGTGCAGGCGAATATCAATTAGAAACATTAAAGATTTATGGTCAACAACATCCAGAATCTGGGCTCGATAAAAAAATCGTAGGCTTTATGTTTTCTGAAAAAATTGATGTTCAAGATCCTATTACTGGTGTTCTTGAGAAAAAACATTTAAAACCTTTTATGGTTAATCAATTATCTATTCTTATTGAACGCGGTAATTTAATATTAAGTCCTTGGGATAATCATATATATAAACAATTAATTGATTATCGTGTCGAAAAAATTACTTCTGCTGGCGTACCTCAGTACTGCAGTGAAAATGAACATTTTGTCGATGCATTAGGACTTGCTTATTTAGCTTTTGTTCAACATTTTCCTGAATTAACTAAATTAGTTAAAAAGAAATATTATGATACAGTTTATAGGGTTCATAAGGGCAATATGTTGCCTACTTTTGAAAAACGTGATTTAGAAAATCCATGGACCGAACAAAAGAAAAAATACGAATCTTCCGATGAAGCATGGGAACAAGTTCCTTTACATGATTCATTCGGTAGTCGATCTACTCCGAGAAAACAAGGTTATGCTCGGAATAAATTTACAAGGACATTATTTTAATGGACGAAGAAAAGATTTTATATAGGCCGTCAATTGAGCCAGAACGACATTATGAAAGTGACGGCTCATTTGAACATCCTAAACTTAGGGAATATATAGATCCTATTCCTTATTCACCTTCTGAAGATAAAAAATCTGACATAGATTCCTTATTAGAAGATTTAAAAACTGTATATAATCTTTTACCTTTTATTCCTATACAAATAAGACCTATTATTGAAACAATGATCGTAACTATTACAACAGATACGATTATTAGAATTGATCCTCCGGATCCTATTACTCCATTACCTCCAGAGAAAGAAGATCCGGGAAAATTCATTCCTGTTTTTCCTAAAGAAGAAAATAATAAAAGTAATATTCCTAAACCGAAAGATGATGATCCATTCGGTTTTCCTGATGTCCCAGTTGTCGATGTTAAACAAGGTAAATCTCAAAACTTAGACAAATTAGTTTATAGTTGGACAAAAGGAAATTTAGTTAGAGTTAAAAAACATTGGATAGAAAAACTTAAAGATTATCTTCAAGATTATCTATCCAAAATGTTTCATGCCGTTCAACTTGCTGGAGCAGAAGATATTACTGTTTTACTTTTAGCATTTGATGGATTAGCTGTTAAAACGACATCTGGTAAAAAATGTAAAGTTGCGCATGATACTATCGTAAGAAATGAATTGCTTATGAGAGAAAAAGCTAAAATGATGGCTAAATTATATGGAGCCGATGAGCTTATTCGATTCATGAGAAGTATAGAAGCATGTGCACAAACTCGGCAAGAATATTATAATCATGAATTTTTGTCATATTGTCCGACAATGTTAAGTCAATATGAAAATGATTTTTTACGTTCTTATCGAAATATTTACGATCAAAAATATGTTAATTCTATTTATCAGTATAATAAATTATTATTATCTTCTGCAGAATTAACTAAAGATGTTTTTGATTTAACAGTAGAAAATGCATTAGCTAAAGGCGTTCTTATTAACAATAATATTAATCCATTTGAACAAACTCCAATTCCAGATCCTGTATTCTATTTAAATAGTTTGACTCCTGAACCTGGTAAAGTTGGCGCTAATGGATTATCTTCTACAGGTAATTATGGCAATGTAAAACCAGGATCATTAACTGATAGAGTTCTTAATGGTAGTGGAGGTACTGGACAAATCGATACAGATTTTACTAAAGCAATAACTTCTGGCTTAATTGGCCAGACAATGGATAATGGAACAGATGGTTGTGTCGAATTTGCAACTAAATTTGGTTCTTATTATTCTAAATTCTTAGCTAACGAATTAGCTAATGGAGTTGTCGGTGTGTCTAAATTAATTTCAGATGCTGCTGCAATCGGATTAAATGTGACTAGCGGAACTCCGTCAAAAGGTGATATAATACTATATGGGGATTCTCACGTAGTAATTGCCGATGGTGCTGGTGGTTATTATGGCAATTCCTCATCTCAAAATCAAGCAATCCATGGAAGTGACTATACTAAAATGGGTGGCTTATCTTATACAGGTTTTATTCCGTTAAATGGGAAATAATAAATGGAAATAAAAAACTTTTTTACTTCCGTTACTGAAGCCGAAACTAAAAGAGTGAATAAAAGCTTAGCTGGTAAGGCTCGTGATACTTTGATCCGAGCCAAATCAGTTGTACTTGGTAAATTTTCTTCTAGAGAAGCAACGAATCCAGGTGCAACCGGTTATGATTTATCAAGAATTAAAAAAGCTATTTTAACTGACTCTTATTTGGCTGTAGCTATTCGGAAGTTTTCTCAGCTTATTACTAAAGCTGGATATCAAATTAAATCCAAAAACGAAGAAGCTTCTAAATATATTGAAGATAGAATTCGAATTATTGAATATCGATCTAAGATTCCTTTTTATATTTTAGTAACTTCTATCGCTAAGGACTTGTATACTTACTCAAATTCGTATATAATTAAAACTAGAGATAACGAAACAGAAAAATATGGTGTTAAGGCCGAGAAAATTTATTCTGGTGGCTCTATCTCTGGATTATTTTTAGCAGATCCTACTCAAGTATCTATTCAACGTGATGATAAAGGAAGCATCGATCATTATTTAATTAATAATGAAGAATATAAACCTGACGATGTTATTCACCTTTATATTGATAAAATGAATAATGCTGATTATGGTACGTCTCGAATTTTTTCTGTATTAGAAGACGTTACTATGCTCAGAAAAGCTGAAGGGTTAGTAATGACGATTTTATATCGTTTCGCTATCCCTATTTTGCATGTTAAAGTAGGTAATGTTGCAGAAGGTCAGTATGCAACACAAAAAGAAATTGACGATGCTCGTGATGCTATGGAAGATTTACCTAACGATGGGTTCTTAGTTACTAATGAAAGAACTCAAATCGAATCAATTACTCCGAATATGCAAGCTAATCAATTGTTAAGTTTTTTAACTTATTTAGAAGAACGTGTATTTACTGGGCTTAATGCATCTAAATCTTCAATGGGTCGTGGCGGTGGACAAAATTCTGCCGACAATACCGAAGCCTTAATGCATGATGAAGTTCGAGCATTTCAAAATGTTATTTCTTCTTTTTTAGAAAAATATCTATTTACAGAAATGTTATTAGAAGGTGGATTTAATCCACTTACTAATCGCGATGATTGCGTACATCTTGCATTTAATGAAGTTAGTATCGATACTAAAATTAAAATTGAAGCTCATACAATTCAAAAATATCAAGGTAATCTTATTAGCTTACCAGAAGCTCGTCGAGATCTTGGGTTTGATAACGATGTCGATGAAAAAGAAATGTATGCATTTAAAGTTACTCAAGCTTCTCAACTTGAAGTTATCGATGCACAAACTAAATCGGCAATTGAAGTTGCTAACAATGCTGCTAAAAATCAAGAAAAACTACAAAAGGAGCAAGCTAAAGTTTCTAAGCCTGAAGACGATTTAGATAATAGAAAATTTAACGGTAAAAAAGCTTCGAATAAACCTAATGGTTATTTCAGTAATATTGCAAATCCTCAAAATCAAAATACCGACGATTTAAAAACTAAAGAATCTTTAGATTTTACTGAGGCAAATACTGATGACAATATAGATGAGTATAAGAAAAAATTTAAGGATATTGACGCAATATACAATAACTTAAGTAATATACTCACGAACAGTAATGATATTTCTACTGAAGAAGCCGAGATTATGAACTTCTTAAAGAAACACATAAACGAAGCTGCTAAAGAAGGTATTATTGCTGCTCAAGCGAACAACAAAACTAATAATAAGATGATTGATCCTGTAACTGAATCAATAGAAGAATATTCTTCAAAAAAAATTCATAAGATAATGTCCGATATTGTCGAGACGGTCAAAAATAATAAAGATAAAATATACATCGATAGTCAAATTTCAAAAAATGAATATCGCCTTCGATTTTTATGTGATTATGTAATTCGTAAAACATATTGGTTTAATTATGTTATGCAATGTAAAGCTGACGGAGTTAAAACAATCGAAATTCAATTTGAAAACAGTAAACATCAAGATGGCCGCATGACCCATTTTAATATAGATACTATTACTATCGAAGATATTCCAGCTTATAGTCCGTATTGTAAATGCGGTATAAAACCTATTATGAAAGGATAAAAAATATTTAATGGATTTCCGTGAATATTTAGGTTTTTCTCCAGAGGATATTAAAGAATCCATTATGACAGAAGCTCCGACAGAAATTGAACCAAAAGGTATTTTGGTCGATATCGAAGCGGTACATACTTTTCCATATGCTACGAGAAATAATACTCGTTACATGGAAGAAGCATTAGCTCAATCTGTTGCAGGGTGGACTTATCCTTATAATATTCCAGTAATTACTTATCATAATGATGAAGATGGTGAAATTGTCGGTCGTGTTCTTAAAGCAAGAGTTGGCGATAGTCAAAGACTTTCTGGCACGAAAGCTTTAATTTTAACATGTGACATTCTTGATCCTGATGCTCAAGAAAAAGTAAAAAATGGTTTATTTGATACTGTAAGCATTGGCGTTCGTGGTGATGATGTTCGTTGTTCTATTTGTGGACAAGAATTGAACCAAGGAATGTGTGAACATATTCGTGGTGAACAATACGAAGGTAAAACTTGCTATTGGGATTTCTATAAAGTAATGCCAAAAGAATTGTCTTACGTTATTGTTCCGTCTGATGCGTATGCTAAGAATATTAAAGTATATGACAATACAGAAGAAGAGAGTGATTGCACTAGTTGCGATCCTCTCAATATTGTTACTTTAAACTCTACAGAAGGAGAAAATAACGCTGTAAGCGTTAAAGAATCTATGGCAGAAAATAAAATTGACGAAACTAAAGTTGAAGAAACTAAGGTTGAAGGTCAAGAATCTGAAGTAACTGAAACTGAAGTTCAAGAAACTGAAGTAGAAGAAACTACAGCAGCTACAGAAATTGAAGGTCAAGAATCCTTAGAAGAGCTTAAAGCTCAAATTAAAACTTTGACTGAAGCAAAAGAAAAAGCTGAATCTGACTTTGCTAACTTAGCTTCTGATCTCTTGGCATATAAAGCTGAAGTGCGCAAAGAATTAGACGCATATAAAGCTGGTCAAGAAAAAATCAATGAAGCTTTAACTTCTATTAATGATGTTAAAGAAAGTTTAGAAACTTTCAAAACTGAAAGTGAAAAAACTTTAAACGAAACTATTGAAAGCACAAAAGAATCTTTAGAAGATAAAATTCAAAAATTAAATCTTGTAAATTCTACAGTTGAAAATCCTGTTAAAACAGAAGAAAATAAAACTGTTGAAGTTAAAGAATCTGTAACTGGCAGTTTAGATTTCGTAAAAAAATATTTCCCTGGGAAATAAGGAGAAACAAATAAATGGCAAATATTAACCCTGGTAAAGGTCCTAACTTTTTCACTGCCGGTGCAAACGGCAAAGTTATTAAGGGCTTAGGTTTTAAAAAACTTTCTAACGAAGAACGCCGTGTAACACGTACTGGTGTACGTCTTAACACTGCAAACCATGATACTTCTAATATTGCTTACTGGTTGGATTCCCGTCTTCCAGTTGCATTCCGTTACAACCATGCAGAAATGTATAACCAAGTTGTAATTCCAAAAGGTCGTATCGTAGCAGTTGATCCTGACGTTCGTTCTAAAGATGAAAATAAAAATATTACTCTTAACGTATTAACATTAGCTAACGGTGGTTCCCCAGTTCGTTTACGTAAAGCTGGCGACATTTACGGTGCTGCTGGTGTAGTATCTACAGATGCTGCAGGTAAGGCTCTTGTGAACATGGATGTAGATTGGGTACCAGTTGCAGGTTATGCATCTGCTTATACAACTGATCTTTATAAACCGTTTGCTAATGGTGGCGCTAAAAAAATTGCTCAAGCTGCTAATCTTGAAAAAGACGAAAAAACTGGTCTTTTAAAAGAAAACGGCGGCAAACCATCTTTGGTACATCGTAATGCTAACGTACCTATTGGTATGTTGATGCGCAATGAATATACTCGTGATGCTGATGCTTGGAATGGTATGACTCCTGGTGCAATCAAAACTGACGTTATGGTTGAACTTCCTCATTTCTTATTCAAAGATAAAGCTGAACAAAATCCTTGGGGTTCCGCATACGGTGCTCTTAAAGCTGGCGATTTGGTTAAATCCGACGAAAATGGTCGTATCGTAAAATCTCCATTGTCTGACGAAACAGCTGTAGAAGCTATGCAAGTTGCAGAATTGGAAGCTGAACGTCAACAAGTTATCGGTCAAGTACACGAAGTAAATCGTAACTTGGTTCCAGAAGGTTCTACTAAATGGATGAAATGGGCTCTTGATGATCAAGAAGAATTAGCTCAATATGCATCTGACGGTTATGGTCGTTCTTATCGCCGTGGCGAAGACATCTATGATGATTATGCATATTTTACTAATGCTGATGGTTATGAATTCAATAGCTTGTATTCTGAACATGATTTGAACATGACAGCATCTAACAATAAACTTGATGTTTATGATTCTCGTCTTGGCGCTAAATATGAATATCTTGGTATTCCTGGTTTGACTGATGGTCGCAACGTAGCTCGTACTGAAGTTAAAGACGTTACTGTTGGCTTTATGCACCCAGCTGCTACAGGTAAAGATTATCTTGATTTCAATTTCCGTGTTCCTGAACGTTTCATTGCTGATAAAACAGTTCAAATTTCTATTAACGGCTCTTCTTATACTCCTGTAGTTAAAGGTGCTGTTATTGAACAAGCATTCGAAGTAGTATATTTTGACGAAACTAACGGCTTAATGCGTTTACATGTAACTGATAAATCTAAAGCTGATCAAGTTATTAACGCTGCTCCTAAAAAAGTTGCAGAAGTAAAAGTTAAATATGTTCGCGAAGGTCTTGCTGGTGTTCCTACATTTATGGATTGGGAAGGCTGCGTAGGCTCCGTTAAAGTATTGTTACAAAAATAATAGGAGATAAGGTTTACAAAATGGCTATTAATATGAAAGAATTTTTAGAAGACGCTCAAGCTGGTCGTGCTAAAGCTCTTGAAATTGCTCAAAAAGAAGGTTTGACACCTGAAGAAGCTGCACAACGCACTCGCGTTTTTGACATGACTACTGACATCATGTCTAAATTGAATAAACAACGTACTGGCGGTAAACATTTCTCTATTAAAGAAACAATTATGACTCCAGACGTAGTTGACTTGGTGCCTCGTATCATTGAATCTAAAATGATCGAAGCAGAAGATACACAATCTGTTATCTCTCCTTTCTTCACAAAAATTCAAGCAGGTCAAACTAGCGGTACTGTAGTTGTTCCTATCATCGGTGAACTTCAAGCTCATGAAGTTGCCGAAGGTGGCGCATACAATGATGAAGCAGTAGAAATCAATACAATGGAATATAGCTCCATTGAAATTCGTCCTAAAAAAATCGGTCTTAAAGTAACTCTTTCCGAAGAAGTTATTATGGACTCCTATTGGGACATTATGGAAGCTAACCTTTCCCGTATTGGTGGTGCAATGGCTCGTTATAAAGATGAATGGTGTGCTCGTGAATTCTCCGAACATGGCCATACAGTATTTAATAACGCTCTAGCTGCTCAACAACCTGATGCTGCTACAACTGGTCTTGGCGAAGATGCTATGCCAAACGGTACTCTTTCCGTTGAAGACTTTATGTCTATGTGCTTAACTCTTATGGCTAACGACAAAACTCCGACTGATGTAATTATGCATCCACTTTGCTGGTTAGTATTTGCTCGTAATGCTATGGTAGGCCAAGGTCTTACTTTCGGTGCTATGGGCGCTATGAATGTTCATCCATTTGGCACTACTCAAGGTACTGGTGGTTTTGCTGGTTTGTCTAACAACATGGGACCTCAAAAATTCGTATTAAACGAAGCACAAGCTGCGTTTAATTTGCCTATGCCAATTAACGTAATCTTGAGCCCACGTGTTAAATTTGATAAAGCTAATAAAACATTTGATATGTACGTTATCGATCGCAACAATATTGGTGCTATCGTTCAACGTGAAGACTTATCTGTTGAAAAATGGACTAATCCTGAAACTGATATTCGTATCATCAAAGCTAAAGAACGTTATGGTATCGGTATTATGGATAACGGTAAAGGTATTGCAGTTGCTAAAAACATTTCTGCATTGCCTTCTTATCCTCGTCCTTCTGTTGTTCGAGTTCAGGAAGCGTAATTCGTATAACGTCTGACGATTAATATTGGAGGAGCTTCCGGGCTCCTCCATTTTTTATTTTGTAAGAGGTATATATATTTTATGACTCATCCAGATATGATCGCTATTGTTGCATTAGCACCTAGCGAAGTTAGTTATTATGACAACAAGACAGGTATTCGTTTAAATGCTGCTAATCGTTATGCACCTATCTTTAAAGATATGGATATTATTAATATCCGTCGTTCTGTAAAAGTAGGCCGCTTAATGCTAGTTAACGGTATATTGCCTGGCGAACAAAAACAAGGTGTATTAGGTAAAATTCTTAAATCTTCTAGTTATGACATGGTAGCTCCTGGTATTGTTACTGAAGAAGCTGTGAATAAAGCTTTAGAAACTAAAGAAACTCCTGATTTTGATGTAGATGCTGCATTAAAAGAAGCAGAAGAAAATGCTAAAGAAGTTACTGAGGCAAAAGAACCTGTTGTAGAAAAAACAGAAGAAACTTCTGAAGAAAAAACTGAAGAAGAATCTACAGAAGAAAAAGCTGAAAATATCGTAGAAGAAACTGAAGATACTGCTGAAGAATCTGAAGATAAAGAAGAAGCTCCTAAAAAAGCATCTAAGAAAAAAACTTCTACTAAAAAAACAACTAAGAAATAATAATATATAGACTGGAGTAACAATGTATAAAGAATTTGCTTTAGTCGATATGGAAGTAAATCCTACTGAAAAACAAATTAAATTATTTTTCACAGGAAATGTCGATCCAGATACTATTAATTCTGATACAATTGCGATAGTTCATGCTGAATCTCAAAAGATTCATCGATTAAAATTTAGAACGTCTAAAAAAGTTGTAATTATTACTGTATTAGATGAAATTAATCCTGGCGAAGAATATCGTTTAGATATTAATAAAACGATTAAAGACATTGTTGGAGCTAAACTTCAATCTAGTCTTATTCGTCATGTATATTTTAATACTAATATTTATTCTAACGTAAGAATTTTAAGCCCAGCTAACCATGAATTGGTTGACGGTACATTTATGTGTGAATGGCAAGAAATTCTTCGTGATAAACGTAGAAAACCTGTATTAGAGTATCGATTACAAATTGCAGATAATATAAATTTTAATCCTATCGAAATTGATACAGTAGTAGTGAATAAACAACGTATTGGTTTCCCTAAGTTAAAAAATCAGCAACAGTACTATATTCGAATCCGTGTTGAAAGCGGAAATGAATTTGGTAAATGGTCTGATGTTGCTACTTTTACTTATGATGGTCCAGAACGTGTTATTGATAAGCTTGAACAAAGCGAAAAAAATCCTCATAAAATTGAACCAGTATCTATTTTTGCGCCATATAATTACAAGCGTAATATGCACAATAATAAGCAAAATCTAGATACGAATCCATCTTCTAATGGATCGATGTCTAGTGATGAAATTAGTAACGCAACAGATACTCGTTTATTAACTTCTGATGGAAATATTCCAGCTGGAACTAATACAGCATTAACACCTGAAACTATCGATAAAATTATGAACGATACTTCCGGTGGAAATACTTCAGCTACTATTCGATTAGCTGATGGTACTCTTATTACGAAAGCATCGGCTGGAAATGCTGGAGTTGTTGTCGATGAAACTCCTGCTGGACAAGATATTAAACCGGTTGTTATTCAAGAACTTAAAGTTGTAAAACGTCCTAGACAGGGTACTAATGATTTCTTCGTATTTGAATTTGATGGCGAAATTAAAGATGAAAATATTTTAACAAATATTGAAATCATCAGAAAGGATTTCTAATGGCTGAACCATTTGAGTATACTATATTTGGTAATCGATTAGAAATCAAGCCGACTGGTGGAATGAAACCAGATTCTTTATATGAAATTCGAATTAAAAGACTTGAATCTGTCGACGGTAAAAAAGTATTAAAGTATAAAGTATTTACAGTAGCATCAGAACAAATTAGTAATTTTTATACTCTCGGTGATGTTAATTATCTAATCAATGTATTTGATGCTAGTGATACCGAAGTTTTATATGCATTAAAAGAAGCAAGTCAGTTTGCCCAGTTTCTATTGAATCAAATTCCTGGTTATGAAAATAGAGCTGATTTGCCTTATTTATTACAACAATTTTGTAAATTAAGAGCTACACTTAGCTTAGTAAGTAAACATGCTGTAACCACTACTACAAGTGGTAAAGTTTCTGGACATATCGGCAATATTAGTTTTGGTGCTACAGAATCTGGAGGAAGTTCTTCTAGTTCTTCTGGTAATGGAGCCCCATCTCTTTCTGATTTAATTAAAATGATTAAAGCAGAAATGGAAATATTCCAAAAATTAATAGTCGATCCTAGTTATTTAACTATGGGTCGTGCTGAACCAAGAGTGGGTAAACGGTCTTATAATGAAAAACGTAAATTACATACTTATCCAACAACTTTATTTGACGATTTATCTAGATCTCTTAAATCATTGAGGAAAGCATAATGAAAAATTTAGATGAACGTGTTAACGGATTAATACAGTTAATGGAAGTTCCGGTATGGTTAATTCAACCTAACGAAACTATTGACTGTACTTGTAAAGATCCGACATCTAAACATGGCGATCCTACTTGTCCAAATTGTCTCGGTTTTGGTCAAAAAATAACGATTCGCGAAGTTCGCGCTCATATTCAACCATTATTTTCTACCGATTCTGCAGACGATAAATTATTTTTAATGCGCGGATACGATATTTATTTGCGAAATGAATTTCCAGTATTTGCTGGCGATATCATTGTATTCGGCAATAAAATTATTAAAATTACTTATGTAATGGATTGGTATTCAAATACCCCAGATTGTGTTTATTATAATGCTAACGGAGTAGATTATAAACGCAATCCACAAGCCTTTATGAACAACTTTAAAAACATAGTAGGAGGTTGATAATATGAACGACAAACATACAAGTTTGTTAATTATTGGTAATTCTGAATATACCAATAAAACTTGCAAAGTCGAACATTATGAGACCTTATCTGCTGTCGAAAAAGATTATAATAAGGAATCTGATTTATATAAAGCTTTTAAAACAGCTAAAGACTATGGAGCTCCTTCAATATATTTAGTTAATATGAGAACGATAAGTGATTTTATTAATATAACAAATCAATTAATAGATTATGATTTTGCTTATATTTGTCCGACAAAAATTATGTTCTCCGATAAATATACTGATCGATTTAATTTAGATTTAAATAGTTTTTATTTAAATGATTTATCTTTTAAATGTTATAAAAATAGAAGTATGATTTTCGTAACAGATAAGCATGCTTCTTTATATGAAGATATCGATGAATTTAATAAAGACTATGCCGATAAAGTACAGACATTTATGTCGGTACATAATAAAAATAAATTTTTAGATAATGTAATATGTGTTGGTAACAACTTAAAACATGTTGCATATAGTAATATATGTTTAGCCGCAAGATTAGCGGCTACGCCTATCAATAGTTACCCCGCATTTTTAAATGAGGATACTGTCTTTACATTAGATTATAAAGATATGCTTCCTAATGTTTGTTATTTCAAAAATAACTATCGGACTGGTACTACTATTGAAAATTTAGTTAACTTATCTAACGAAAATCCAAATAAATCTGTTATGGTTATGCGTATCGTAAACTATTTAGTCAGAGAAATGGATTTCGATGAATATATAGGTAAGAATTATCGTAAATTTTATTTAACAAAAATAAAAGAACGATTAGATAATCTTTTAAAACAAAATGTTGGATTTATTTTATACGATTATCATATTGATAGCGTAGAAGAACAAATTCGAGACAATGGATATGGTGTGGACATCATTTTACGATATACATTATATCCATTATTTACAACAGAATCGTATGCGGCGGAGCAAAGACTATGACAGATATTAATGAAGATTTTGTCCTCCAACAAATCAAACAAAAAAAGAATAGTCTTCTCGTAGCACAAAACCGTAGTGCGATGAGACCGCGTAAACGAGTTGATCGGTTGCGGTCAGATCGAAATATTAGTTTTGATGAATTTATCTCTATTCTTGTAGAATTAGTAGAAAAAGCTTTTAGAGAAGACGGTACAAAAATGAGCCCTGATGAAGGTGCCATTATTAATGATCGCGAAAAAGAAATTAACCATCCATACATATTTTTTAAAATTATAGATGGTGTTCCAGAAAACGAATTAAAACCTCGCATAATGGAAGATAGAATTCGTCGGGCAAAAAGTCAACAAGATTATATCCCAGACGACAAATATTCTGTAGAAAAAAATATCGAAGAAGAAGGTATTGAAGTATATCGTCATGCATTCAGATATACGATCCAGTTCGATATTTTTGCTACGAGTTATTTTCAAGCCAACAATGTTTTAAATGAATTTGAAACATTAATGGTCGATTATACCGGATATCTAAAACAAAACGGCGTTACCGAGTTATTATTCAAGGAGCGCCTAACAGATGCTTCTTATTCACAATATAGAGAAAAATATTCAGTTAGAAGTGTTCGCTATACTTTAAAAATAGATAAGATTCATGTAGTTACTCATAAACTTATTGAACGCTTATTAAATCTTGATAAACAATAATCTTAAGAGGTTGACTAAATGTATAGCTTTAAAGAAGAAATCCTTCGTGATCTTCCTGGCGTGTTTGTCGAAGTCAATTCTGTAAAGAAAAAACTTTATGATGACAGCCAATTCGGTACAACAGACGCTGTTCTTTGTATCGGTACTGCATTTGATGGTCCTAATGGTGTTCCAGTACCTATTTATGATCCAACATATGCAACATATACTTACGGTGATACATATGACCGTGAAACT